GCCCTTGTCCTTGTCGATGGTCATCGTCTCATAGGCCGTGCCGCCGGTGCCGGCGGTGATGCCGTTGGCCTTGTCATAGTCGGAAACGGCAACCTCCGTGTCGCGCACGGGGATCTTGACGGCGCCCGCCTTGGGGCTGCCCTCATAGTCGTTGTTGAAGATGACGCCGTCCTTGAGCACAAGCTCCTGGCGGATCTTTGCCAGCACGAGAGAAGAATAGCGTTCCTGAAGGGTGTGAGTAGTATTGGTTCCGTCCATAGGCATAATTTGTTCCTCCTTAAAGTTTCATACCGGGATTCCGGCGAAGAAAAGCGGCCGTAACGCCGTCCGGCTCGCCGCCCGGATTGGGGTTGTCGATCTTCCCGCCGACGATGCCCTTCTGGCCCGTGGGCTGCGCGGCGAAAAGATACGCCTTGGACGACTGCAGGTCTTTCAGAGCCTCTTCCGTGCCCGTCACAATGCCTTTGTCGTCCACTTTGATCTTGCTCTTGTCGAGAAGCAGCAGCGCCGTGTCGGCGTCTACAAGGCCGAGCGCCGCGCCCTTGGCGCGTACGTCCGCGGCAATGAGAAGGCCGTTGGCGCGTTCAAGCTGCTTCGTGATCTCCGCCTGGGCGGCCTCCGGGATTTTGGCCTCCTTCTCCGCCTTGGCCTTGGCGAGAATGTCGGAGATCTCCGTCTCGGAAAGCCCGTACTGTTCCGAGAAGCTCTTGGCGACGCTGCGCTCGGTCCGCTGCTGGCGGGTCTCCAGCGCGGTGAGGAGCGCCGCTGCGATATCCTCCGCTTTCGGCGCAGCCGCCGGCGCGGGAGTGGGCGCGTTGTTCGGCGCCGGAGTCGGTACCGGCGCGGGAATGGGTTCTGCCATACTGTTTATCCTCCGTTTTCAGCCCGTCGGCTTGTATTCCGTTTACCGCCCGTCGGCGCAAATAAAAAGACGGCACGTCTCCGTGTCGTCTCCGATTTGTGAAATTGGGTACGAAAAAACCACCGATCCGAAGATGGGTGGTTTAGTCGTACAGCGAATCAGCCCGCTTCTGTGATGACAAAGCGGTTATACTCTCGGATTGTCAAATCCAGCGGCTCAATTCCCTTTTCTTTGCAGTACTTCAGAAGCTCCCGGTATTTAACGTGCTGCTTAGGATTGGGCATGAAAGCGACATACCCACCGGCACGCTCGGCAGCCTCATCAAGCTCCCGCATTTCCTGCCACTTGCGTTCGTCCATCGATCAAAGTCCTCGAAGCCCGCCGAAAATGCAATCCTCTGTTTCACACTCGATAGAAATAGAATTGCCAATTTCCTTGTAAAGAAGCCTTCTTCCGCATCGAGGACAGCGCACTTCCTTCTCCGGGTTATTAAGTTTGATACCGATGGCTTTGTACTCTTCTTCGGTCATCTTAATAGCCATAAATGATTCTCCTCGCTTTTTCGTCGTACTCGATCATTTGAAGAGCCTCTTTTGCTCTATCATACGCGTCAAGCATGAGCAAAGCTCGTTCCTCGTCTGTCAGATTAGGCGTTCGATCCGCGGCGTCATAACTTGCTCGGAACTCATCGCGCCAATCACCGATCTTATATTCAGAGGGGTGATTCAGGTAATGTCCATAATACTCATGGGCCAGAACGGCTCGGGAAGACATTCGATCTCGAGGACGCTTTGATGTCATATCCGGCAAGATATCTCCCCGGATATTGATTGTCATAATGTCTTCACGAAAACCTGTGCGAGTCCCGGAATTAAAACTAAGGATTTTTACAGGAATCTCAATAGACTCCGCTTCTTCAAGGATTTTCTCGATCTCCGCGTTTGTCAGAATATGCGTTGCCGGCTTTCTCAAGCCGTTCGCCATTTCTCTTTGGCTTATTATACCACGCGGCATCGGCGATTGCAATGCCGCCGGCGCTTTCGCCAGCTCTTTCTCTACCGCCGAACGCGCACTCGCCGCTGCACCCCTATCATACCCGAAAACCTGTGTCCTTTCAAGTCTCGGGCGCATATTTACCTGCGCGGAAAAGCGCTTGTACGCCGCCGTTTTCTCGTCGAGCCGGATCTTTGCCGCCGCCAGAGCGCCCTTGTCCCCCATCGCGTCCTGCGCGAGCGCGTCGCGCTTCATCGCCCGGATGCTGCGCTCCATCGCCCGCTGCCGCTGCGTCGCCTGGTAGTAGGTG